CGATAGCCGTAAAGAGCGACTCCTATGGAATATAGTCGATAGTAGAAACAAGGCACATCTTAGATTGCTTAAGTTTCTAGGCTTTAAGTTTTTACGTAAGTTAAAACATGGGCCAAACAATGTAACATTTATTGAATTTTGCCGTGTGCGTAGACGCTAATGCAGGGGCAAGAGCAGCCGCTAGAGAAAGAGCTGCTCAGAAAGATGCAATCTTTGCCCAAGAAGGACTCAAGTTCTTCAATAAAGAAACACAGCTCGAAAGAGCACAGAATAGAAATGTCATAGGTTATTCACGTGATTTAAGTGATGCTTATGCTGGTGCTCTTGCTGCTCAAGGTAAGGGTAGAAAACAGCTAGAAAATGCTGCTCGTCGTTATTTTAGATCGAAAGGTACAGTAAACGAGGGTGGTAGATCTAGAAGATTTGGTGTTGCTAATTATCAAGGATTACTTGCAGCCCAGTCAGAAGTAGAATCAGTTATAGATAACGTATTAGGCCGTAACATGGCGTACGCTCGAGAGGGTGCTATACGTAAGTTCCAAGTTCAACAAGCTAGAGGTAGAGAAGCTTTAGGTATACCAGCCGCATACGGTGCACCTGTTATGATGCCTCCTACAAACAGATTAGGTGGTGCTTTACAGATAGCAAGTCAGGTAGCAAGTATAGCTACAGGTATTAGTTCATCAGCAGGGTTATTCGACTTTGGACAAAAAACCCAAAGTATTTTACCCGGTATTGAGAATATAGCTTAACATTATGACATCATCATTCCAAACCATAGTAGGTAGAGAACGGGACAAAATACCCGGATATGGTGTAGATAACTACGAAGCTACCGAAGCTGACCTAACCAATGAGGTCAATAATCAGATTACAGCTAATCAAGAAGACACTCGTAGATTCTACAACGAGATGGCTGAGATACAGAAATTAATTGCAGAGACTCCTATGAAAAATCTAGAGTCTCTTGCACAATTTTCTAGTCAAGCCGGTCAAGCTGTAAAAGCATTTCAATTAAGAGCAGAAACACAAGAGAAAATCAACGAAGCCATGGACTTCTTAGATAAAAACTCTAGTGCTACACTTCGAGATAAAGAAGGTAAATTAAATTTAGAAGAGGCTAAGTTTAATAATCAACTGCTTAATGAAAATACAGAAGCTTCTATCAACTTTCTAAGAGCTAGAAGTGCTGAACTACCACAGGATGTTGGTATAAAACAAATTGTTCGAGAGCTTAAAGATAATTATTATGGATCTAGAAATCAGTTTATGAATGAGCGTGGTGCTCAAAAGATGACAGATTCAGAAGAGTTTATAAAATTACATAATGCTGCTGACGAGCTTATGATTACAGCTATGCTGGATCGGGCTCAAAGAGCAGGCGTAGATACAAACAGCCGAGAGTTTAGAAAGGCGTTTTATACCATTTTGTATCCTGATATAAAACAAAGAAGAGAGAATAATATACAAAGCTGGAAAGCTAGAGCAAACAGAGACTATGAAAAGAATAGAGACGAAAAGTTAAGAAATACTATTGTTGACACACTAGCTCCTTACCAACAAGGAGATCGTGTAGATATTGATGTTCAAACTCTTGTTGAAACTATACAAGCTACAAGAAACTTTGATACACCAAGAGAAGCTGTAAACTATTTATTTGAAGAAGTTGCTGCCGAAGTAGGGTCAGAGTCACCTAGATTACAACTGCATCATCTCGACTATCTTTATGAAGATGCTCTATACATACCTAGCTATGCACCAAATACAAGAGTTACGTATGCAGATGGTAATTTTAAAGATAAAAATGCAAACTATTCTCTTATACAGAAGACAGAAACTAGACTGGCTGAAGAGCAAATACGACGTGATAGAGCTAGTCAAACTGTTGCTCAGAATGAGATTAACGAATTAGAAGCTCAATATCCTAGCGGTGTACCAGACGCAATATTAGAAAGAAAACTGCTTGAATTAGATCAAAGGTTTCCTAATATTGATGTCAGCAAGTTACAAACTAACAGTCTTGGTATTACAAACGGTGGTGAGTATAGTAGAGCTGGTCAAGGAGATCCATTACAAAAATTTAATACTCAGTTAAAGGAGAAGTACGAAACAGAATTAGGTGATAAGTTTAACGCATTTAACCAAAGGGAAGTAGAAAGAGCTCAAGGTGCACTTGCTCTTGAAGTTGAAAGGCAGACAAAACTTGGAGTTGACTTTGATGATGCTGTTAAAAACGCATATCAGGATATAGAAGATGGATTGCTTGCTGGTAATTTCTCAGGAAGTGCAATCGAAAAACGTAGAGGAGCAAAAGGAAACTCTGCTGACATAGCAGAAGATGGTAAAGCTTTACGGAGTGATATAGGTAAAGTTGTTTACCAAGGTGAGTATATATCATTATTTGAAAAACAGGCACTAGCTGATTATAAAAGACATCTAATTAATCCAGAAATATATGCGTTTCCAGAGTATTTTAGAGGTGTAACTGCTGGTACAAAACTAAGTCCTAGACAGTACGCTTATGATAGACTTAATGCTACAGGCGGTTTAACAGACCAAGGTCTAATTAAAACCATGCCTTATGTAAACAAAGATGGTGTGTTAGTAGACTCACAGTTTGATCTTACTCAAGAAGAGTTGAATATACTAGAGGTAAGACCTAATCTAACAAAGACTTATAACGCTTTAGAAGATCCAGTAAAAGGTAAAAAAATACTCAACGGATTTAAAACTGGCAACTCTGTAGGTACATTTGATTCAGCTACTGGCCCAAGATTACGAAACGCAGATAAACTCACTCTAGGTCAGATAGTAGAGTATGCTGATCGAGGTGCTACTAACTTTGGATTGTTTGGATTGAGTGCACAAGAAATAAAAGATGCTACAAGATTTTTGTCATCACGTGACTTTGACAGAGTATTTGATGAAAAGACACAGAGTTTTTTAGTAAAAGAACTTATCAGACAAAGAGCTAATCGAACTAATAGTATTAGAGGTGCTATCATACAGGCAAAGAAAGGTGGAGAAGCAACCATTTTTAGAGGTGATGAAAGAGAGGGACGTTGGGATAGACTATTTGACTTAGGCGAAGAAGAACGGGAACTTGTTTTAAATGCGTTCCCTGCACTCCGTAACATACCAGCAAACCAGTTTCATAATCTTACAGAAGGTGTTTTTCTAGGCATCGAAGCTGAGATACAAAACTATAATCGAAATAGAGATAAACTTGTAGAACAACGTAAAAAATTAAGAGAGGATAGATGACAGACTCAAACTACTCAAATGCCGAAGTCAATGTTGATTTAGAATATGCTGATTATTTAGCAGATCAAGCAGAACAAGCCGCAGATGAGTATGAGCGAAGAAGAGATGCACAAGAAGCCGCACAGACACAGTTAGAAAAAGAGGAAAAGGTTGCTGCTGAAGTACAAGAAGATCCTCGAAATGAAGATAACTGGGGTGCTAAGGCACTCATACGTGAGGGACAATCTATATTGTCTGGCGGACTTCAAGATACAGCATCATCTATCGCTACATTTCCAGAACGTACAGTAGATGCGTTATCTGGAGAAATGCAAGAACAACGACGAGAGACTGGTACATACAGACCAGACTGGAGTCCATTCGGTGGGTATGATAACCCAATCGAAACAAAAACATGGTGGGGTAAACAGCTACGAGGTTTAGTACATTTTGGTACACTTGCACTCGGTACAGTTGCAGCAGCCAAGGCTGTCGCAGCGACCGGGGTCGTCTCAATACCAGCTGGTTTACTTGCACTAAGTAAAGGTAACATCGTTAGAGGTGCTGCCGTAGGAGCTGTGTCTGATCTTATATCCAAAGAGTCAGACGAGCAAAATGCTTTGGGTGCGCTACGTGACAGATATGGCTGGATAGATACTCCAATATCTACCAAAGATACTGACCATCCAGTTGTAATGAAACTCAAGAATATAGTCGAAGGTATGGGTATAGGTCTAATCTTTGATGGTTTTGCATACACACTAAAAAAGGGTGGCGACAAAGCTATAGAACAGATAACTAAACGTAATAAAAGTTTAGAAGATCAAACCATACAGGCTGGTATAGCACAGCTTCGTGAAGGTGAGACACAGTTTAGAGCAGATAAAAATGCACCTATATCTCAACCACATCAAGGAGCACACATATCAGAAGTAGATCCACAGACAGCTAGAGAACAACTATCAAAAACACGTACTAAATGGGGCTCAGAAGAGGGCTCTACTGGCAGTGTAACAACACCTATAGAACGAGAAAGAATTGCCATGAAAGGTGGCACAGACGATGCTACGGTCGAACGTCTTATGAAAGGTTTGATGAGTAGTCAAAAGTTTGCAAAAGAACTAGCAGAAGCGAAGGGTGATAGAAAAGCACTTGCAGCTAAATTTAGAGAAGCTGTAGAAGGACATCAACGTATAACTCAAGGCAGAAATGCTTTAGAAATGTCACCACAAGAATATCTAAAAGAGTTGTTAGAAGCTAGACCTGATACTGTAGATGGTGTTGATATATGGACATCTAAAAATGTAGTTATTGCTGACCTTGTTATAGGTACACTACTTAAGCAAGTTCGTGATTTAGGCACAGCTGGTAGAGAAATAGCAGATCTCGTTGATTTACAAGACATAGATGGGCCAACAAAACAGCTAGTAGATACCATGCTTACTGCATTGTATGAAACAAAAAAAGCTAGATTTGTAAAGTCTGACTCATTTAGAGAACTTGGTCTTGGCAAGAAAAGTAAGAAGACTGTTGAAGAAGCAACAAAACAGTCTATGGAAGATGCAAAAGATTCTATCATGTCTCTACTTAAGATAGCTGGAGACGAAAAAGATGACAATATGTTATCTGCTTTGTATGAAGCATTTTCTATGATGGAGAATGTAAATACATTAGATGACTTTGATAACTGGGCAAGAAAAACTATTCTTGGTGGTGCACTAGAACAAGGTGGAGCTAACCGTACAGGTGCAATGATCCGTGAGCTAGAAGGTGTGATGTCACATAGTATACTATCTGGCCCCAAAACACCTATTCGAGCAATCATGGGTACATCTACTGCAACATTCCTACGTCCATTAGCACAGAGTCTAGGTGCAATATTAAGATTACCTTTTGATGGTAATGTAGCTGATGTTCGAGCTAGTCTTGCATCCGTAAATGGCTTGATAGAAGCTATACCAGAGTCGTTTACTTTATTTAGAAGTAAGCTAAACTCATACTGGAAAGGTGATATAAGACAAATAAAAACACGTTTTATAGAGTTTACAGCACAAGATGACAACTGGGAGATATTACGTCGTTGGGCAGAAGATAGTGGTAGAGCTACACCCGGAGAAACAGCAGCGTTTCGTGTAGCAAATCTAGCACGTCAGATGAACAATAGTAATTATTTAACATATTCTACCAAGCTGATGGCTGCAACTGACGATGCGTTTGGTTATATCATGGGTCGTGCAAAGATGCGTGAGAAGGCTATGCGTAAAGTGCTTGAGCTACAAGACAACGGTTACAAGACACCTAAGATAACAAAAGAGTTGATGAGAGCATATGAAGATGATTTTTATGCACAAATCTTTGACGCTAATGGTAATATCGTTGATGAAGCTACAAAGTTTGCACGTAAAGAAGTTACACTTACACAAGAACTTACAGGCTTTGCAAAGGGTTTAAACGATGTATTTACAGCCACACCACTAGCCAAACCTTTCTTTTTGTTTGCTAGAACTGGTGTTAATGGTCTTGCACTTACAGGTAAGTACACACCCGGTTTCAACTTCTTAGTCAAAGAGTTCAACGACATTGCATTTGCTAATCCTAACGATCTAGCTAGTGTAAACAAGTATGGTATATTTACAGCAGAAGAGCTTGCTAACGCACGTGCTTTACAAACAGGCCGATTAGCGATAGGCTCTGCTGTTACATTTATGGCAGTACAAGCTTGGATGCGTGGTGATCTTAATGGTAATGGCCCAGTAGACAGGCAGAAAAGACAGCTATGGTTAGATGGTAAATGGGAGCCTAGAACAATTAAACTAGGTGCAGTTCGTGTTGGTTATGACCAGTTTGAACCGTTCAACCTTATTATGTCTACAGTAGCTGACATAGGTGACGCAAGTGAACTTATGGGTGAAGAGTGGACAGAAAACGAATTAGGTAAGATTGCACTTGTTGTTGCACAGGCTGTGACAAGCAAATCGTATCTAGCAGGCATACAATCGTTTGTCGATTTATTTGGTGGTAGACCCGGCCAAGCTGGTCGTATTGTATCTGGACTAATTAACAACCAAGTACCGTTAGCTGGTATACGTAATGACTTAGGTAGATTGTTTACTCCTTACATGCGTGAGATAAACTCAGGCGTATTTCAGTCTATACGTAACAGAAACTTAATTACAGAAAAACTTACAGGTAATAAACTACCTATCAAGTATGATATGTTAAACGGTAAGCCACTCAAAGATTGGGACTTCTTAACTAGAGCATACAATGCTGTAAGTCCAATAAGTCTTAACTTAGACCAAAGTCCCGGTAGAAACTTTTTGTTTGACAGTGGCTATGACTTACGTACATCCACATATTATGCACCAGATAGCACAAACCTGACTGACCATCCTTACATTAGATCAGAGTTTCAACGAGCACTAGGCTCTCTTAACTTAGAATTAGAGTTAGATAAACTTGCTAAAGATAAAAAAATGTTAGCATCTATGGATCTCATGTATGCTGATATACGAGCAGGCAGACGAGCTCAGTTTAATGCAAGAGACTACTATCACAATAGAATCATAGATCAGATGTTTAAACGTGCTAAGAAACGAGCATGGGCATCTATAAAAGATGATCCTAGAATTGCAGAGGTAATCGAAAAGCAACGTCTAGAAAAAGTTGCACAAGTAGATAAACGCACTGCGTCTCAAAACATCCTCAACATATACAAATAAATGGCAACAACATTCGTAGATTATACTGGGGATGGAAATGCGACGAAAGCGTTTTCTTTCCCTTCTATACAAAAAAAAAAAATAAAAGTAGAAGTAGATGGTGTCATAAAATCATCAGGCACACACTACAACATTACAAGCTACACTACTACAGGTGGTGGTAATGTAGTCTTTACATCAGGCAACATACCAGCTAGCCCAGCAGCTATACGTATCTTTCGTGATACAGATGTAGATAGTGCAAAGGCTACATATACGGCAGGGTCATCAGTCAAGGCAGCTGACCTCAACGCTAACCATGAGCAGTTACTGTTTGCTGCACAAGAAGAACAAAATCAAACAGTACAAACAAGCGATATAAAAGATGGTGCTGTAACAAGTGCTAAAATATTTGATGGCACTATAGTAGCAGGCGATCTAGCTAGTGACTCAGTTACAACAGCTAAGATAGCTGACAATGCTGTAACAATGGCAAAGTTAGCTGGAGGTACATTACCTACAGATATAAGTGTAGCTGGTGCTAACATTACAGATCTTTCTGTAGATACAGCTGATATAGCTGATGACGCAGTTACAGCTGACAAGTTAGCTAACTCTATAAATACAACGATTGCATCTAACACAGCTAAAACTACAAACCAGACTCATACAGGTGATGTTACTGGATCAGTAGCTTTAACTATTGCTAACGATGCAGTTACTACAGCTAAGATAAATAATAACGCTGTAACTACAGCTAAGATTGCAGATGCAGAACTTAAGACTCTTGCAGGCATGCAGTCTGGTACAGCATCAAAACTTGCTGACAGCACAGCTCTTACAGCAGATATAGCCGACCTCAACCAGATTGACGGTATGGCAAAACAGACTACAATTACAGATGATGACACTAAGTTTCCAACCTCTGGTGCTATTGTTGATTATGTAGCTGCACAGCTAGAACCATTTGGTGGTTTTGAAGCTATAGCTAACGAGGTGTCATTTCCTAACACACAACCAGTATCTGGTGTTGCTATTAGTATAGCAGACGCAGCTGGCATAGTTGTAAATAGTAGTGGCGTGAGTACAACAGGTAGAACTGTAGGTGGTACAACTGTTACAATAAACAACATACCTTCTAACTTTCATAGTTCTACTATAGCTGCTGGCATACGTTTTATCGTAACATCAACTGGTAGTGGACAGATATACAACTACCACAAAGCTACACTTGCAGAAAGCGATCTAGTAAGTCTTAGTGGAGACATCAATGATTTCAACGAAAGATATAGAGTTGGCTCGTCGAATCCTACAAGTAGTCTTGATAGTGGTGATTTATTCTTTAATACAGCTACAGGTAAGTTACTTGTATATAACGGGACTACAAGTGCGTGGGAAGTAACCCAATCAGTAGGTAGCTTTTTCATAAACACATTATCTAGTTCATCTAGCACAGGAGGAGGAAGTGCAACATTTAATGGGTCAGCTTACAGATTTACTCTTAGCAACGCCGGTCAGTTTGCACAGCAACACCTTGTTAGCATCAATGGAGTCATTCAGAAACCTAACAGCGGAACCAGCCAACCAAGTGAGGGTTTTGCAATTTCTAGTTCTGATATTATATTTTCTGCCGCCCCTGCTAGTGGTGCTGATTTCTTCATCATCACGATCGGATCGACAGTAAGTATTGGTACGCCAAGTGCTGGTACAGTAGGTACTACAGAGTTAGCAAACGGTGGTGTAACAACAGCTAAGATACAAGACGATGCAGTTACAGCAGATAAACTTGCAAACTCTATTAATACAGAGATAGCAGCTAACACAGCTAAAACAAGCAACGCTACTCACACAGGCGACGTTACAGGTTCTACATCTTTAACAATCGCATCTGGTGCAGTAACTACAGCAAAGATAGCTGACGACGCAGTGACTGCTGACAAGCTCGCTGACACGTCTGTAAGTGCTGGTAGCTATGGTTCAGCCACAGCAATCCCAGCGATCACTGTAGACGCTCAGGGACGTATTACAGCGGCATCTACAAACTCTATCAACACCTCTACTATACCAGTAGCAGATGAGTCAACAGACACAACTTGTTTTCCTGTATTTGTTACAGCAGCTACAGGCGACCAAGCACCAAAGACTGGTAGTAATTTAACCTTTAACTCTGCAACAGGAGCTCTAGGTGCAACATCTTACACAGGTGACGGCTCAAGCTTAACAGGTGTAGCATCAACAGTAGCTGACGGATGTATCTATGAAAACTCACAGACTATATCTAACAACTACACAATAACCACAAACAAAAACGCTATGAGTGCAGGGCCGATCACGGTAGCAAGTGGTGCAACATTAACAATACCTTCGGGTAGTACATACACAATAGTATAATTATGGCAATACAAATAAATGGAGACGGTACTATCACAGGTATTTCTGTTGGTGGTTTACCAAACGGTATAGTAGATACCGATATGCTTGCTGCTAATGCAGTAAGTTCTGCAAAATTAGCAAGTGGTGCAGTTACTGCTGGTACTATGCCATCAGGATCTATACTTCAAGTTGTTAATACAAATAAACAAGATTTATGGGGTGTTGATATTACATCAAACAACACAGTAAATGGTATAACAGCTTTAGATACTACAATTACAACACTTTCAGCAAACTCAAAAATCCTAGTAAGTTGTCAGATTTTTGCAGAAGGTAATGCAGATGACCATATTTATGCACTTGGATGGCAAAGAGGTATTGGAGGAACTTTTACAACATTTATGGGTGGTAATGCTGGAGGTACAAACAGACATTCAGTTAACACTATGCAGGCTCTTGGTTATCATGCCAGCGATCAGGATAGTACTCCATCATCAACGTCTATAAGTCCTATGATAGATACACCAAATCAATCTGCTGGAACTGCTATAACTTATAGAGTAGGTTTTACAATCGGTAGTGGTGCTACTAAATATATTCGTGGTAACAGAAGTTTTGGAGATACCAACAGTGCTGATTATGAAAGAGGTGCAAGCTGGATGACAGTTATGGAGATAAAAGCATGACAATAAAATTAAACGGTTCAACAGCTGGTTCAGTCGCTTTAGACGCACCAGCTTCTACAACAGGTAATGCTGACATAATATTTAAGTTGCCTGTAGCTGACGGTAGTAATGGTCAAGCTATTAAAACTGATGGTTCCGGTAATTTAAGTTTTGGTACTGCTGGTAATCCAAATACTATGCAAGTACTAGAAGAGTTCTGCACTCCCTGTGATGGTTCAGTTATAACTTTATCAGACGGAAATCATACTTTAACTGGACCTACGGGTAGTTATGATGTTACTAATACATTTACTGATATTGCTGGTTCAAGTTTTACATATACACCTCCTACAGGTACAAAACAAGTTGCCTACGATTTTAGATTTACTGTTTCTGATGACGGTGGTTATGGACCAATATTAAGTTTCAAATTAATGTTAGATAGTGATGAAGTAACTAAATACAGAAGAAGTTTGAGATCAAATGGTCAAATTGAAAATGAGTATTCTGTAAGATGGTCATTTAATATTGGTGGTTCTGCTGATACTACTGTTGGAAGGGTTGCAAGCTGGACATCTAATAAAACAATAAAGGTAATGGTAAATAGGTATAGCAGTAATTATCCGGGAGTACTTCACGAAACAAATCATTGGGATGCTGGTGGTAGTAGTGATATGTTTAATGCTCCTACATTATCTATTAAAGCTATAGGATCAGTATAATGAGCACAATAAAAGTAGACGGAATCCGTTCCAATTCCGCATCAAGCGATGCCATAACTTTGGCAAGCGATGGAACGTGTACTGCGAATATTACTAATAATTTAAGTAATAGAAATAAGATAATCAACGGTGGAATGAGAATCAATCAAAGGCAAGGAGATGCTGTTA